AACAAAGTCGCCCTGCTTAACATTTTTAATGTTAGTGTGTTGCATAATATTATCCTCAAGATTAATTAAAAGTTTATGAAACCCAGATTAAGCATCTGGGTCAGTTTCAAGGTAAGCCATGATAATGTCAAGCTTCGCTTCAAAGGTAGCTAGCTTTTTATCGGTCTCATCCTGTCGCTTTGCGATGGCATCAAACCGTGCTTGGAACTTGGAAAGTTCTGACGCATCCGCTTGAATCTTTTTAGGAGTCGTCTCAGCCTTCGGCTTCGAAACCTTCGGAGTATCTTTGATCACCGCCTTAGCCTTCTTAGCCTTTACAGGCTTAGAAGTCATCATGTTGATAAACTTCTTTGGAACCGTCTCAGCTTCGAAGAAGCGACCCACATCAGCATGGGTGATCGGGGTTTCAGTATTTTCATTCTGAAACTTTAAGAGGATGGCGCTGAAGACTTTGGAGAGTCTGTAAGACTCAGTGGGATTCTTGCCACCGATTTTGCCAAAGTGCTTTGCTACAGCGTAAAGCTGTCGTGTGGAGGCGATACGATTTCCATCGACGTTAACGAAAATCTCTGATTTTTGAAGGTTCGAAATGCTCATGTCCATTACTCCGTAATGTTTGAAAGAATGTTTGCAAGCCGTTGTCGGTTTTGCCATTCCATTAAGGACACAAAAATTTTGAGGGGTCAACAACTTTCTGGTGCGCAATTTTTCCTGCGCATTATGCGTGCTAAAACAGGCGAAGAAAGCGGAGAGGTTTGAGAATCTCTGGGGAGAATAAATCGTAGATTTAGAATATTTGGTAGGTCGTTGAAATCTTTGGGGATTTTGGAGAAAAGTTATAAATCTTTAAAGATTTCTAAAGGTCTCTGGAGCTGTCCACTAGAGACCTCTGAAGATTTTGGAGCTTTTGCGTGTGTGTACAAAGACTTTCAAAGTCTTCGTAGGCTTGTGCGTGTGTGCGTAAACGCGTGTGGGGGTACGCAGGTGCCCATGCCCCCTCCCCCGTATATATATACATGCTCAAACATTTTTAGAGACTTTTGGAGTGTCTACCAGTTTGCCCCACCGACCTTCAAAGCCCCCAAATCTCAGACATAAAAAAAGGCCCACCGGCCTTTAAAGAGAGTCCCACATGAGTGGGGAAGTAGATGTATATATATGCACCTCTGGCGGGTACAAATATTATTATACACCTGTATTTCAGTTTTGTCAATGAAATAATACCAAAAAAAGAATAAAATAGTTCTTGACAAACACTCTATATAGTATTATAATGTATAACATGGAAACTAAAAAAGAATTGACAGTAAAACAACAAGACTTTCTTGACAATCTTATTGCTTGTGGTGGCAATGCGCGTCAAGCTGCTGAACTAGCGGGATATGCGCCGGGCAGTTATACATCTGTCGTTAAGGCCCTAAAAACTGAAATACTTGATCTTGCTGAAGGTGTGTTGGCCGTAAACGCCCCTAAAGCCGCTCTGAAGCTCGTTCAAGTCATGGATAGTGATGAGCCTATCCCACAAGCTAATATGCGCCTACAGGCCGCACAAACGCTCCTAGACCGTGTAGGAGTCGCAAAGAAAGAAAGACTAGATGTTAAAGTTGAAACACCAAGTGGTTTATTCATCTTGCCTGCTAAAGCTCCAACCATCATCGAAGATGTAGAGTATGAAGAGACGAACTAGCAGCACTATCCCATTTGGTTACAAATTAGTAGATAATGATTCTGAACACATCGAAGAGATACCTAGCGAACTTGATGCTTTAAACAAGATACTACCGATGATTAAATCAAAATCTTTGTCTCTACGCGAGGGTGCGTTGTGGTTGACCCATAAGACTGGTCGCTCTATATCCCATCAAGGACTACAAAAAATAGTAAATAAAGATGGATAAAAAAATAGACGATTGGGATATAAACCCACAAAACTACTTACAAAATGAAGACGGTAGCTTTAAACTAAAAGCTGATGGCACCCCAAAGAAAAAGCCCGGAAGACCAAAAGGCTCAAAAGGCAGGGGATACAATTATCACTCAAAAACTAAAGCAAAACAAGAAGCTTCAAAAAAAGTAAGAGCAAAAAAGAAAAAGATAGCGCAGGCACGTTCCGCAATATCACGATACCAAAAGTCTGTTGAAAAAACTGAAAAAGCCCTAGACTTACTAGAAGACAACAACAAAAGTAAAGTTGTCGAAGAAACATTTGTAGAAGAAACGGCAGCTTCACTCAAAGCAGAGCTAAAAGAAAATGTCATCTTCCAGCCCAATGAAGGGCCGCAAATGGATTTCTTGGCTGCAGGCGAAACAGACGTGTTGTATGGCGGAGCGGCTGGTGGAGGCAAAAGCTATGCGATGTTGGTGGACCCGCTTCGTTTTGCTCACAGGGGAGCGCATAGAGCATTAATCCTGCGGCGCTCTATGCCAGAGTTACGCGAACTAATCGACAAGTCGCGTGAACTTTACCCTAAAGCCTTCCCCGGTTGTAAATACCGTGAAGTAGAAAAGCTTTGGAATTTTCCAAGCGGTGCAAAAGTTGAATTCGGTTTCTTAGAACGAGATGCAGATGTATATCGTTATCAAGGACAAGCATATAGTTGGATAGGTTTTGACGAAATTACCCATCTCCCAACCGAATTTGCTTGGAACTACTTAGCTTCGCGGCTTAGAACAACCGACCCAGAAATTGTACCTTACATGCGTTGTACAGCTAACCCCGGTGGTTCTGGAGCGCATTGGGTTAAAAAGAGATATATTTCTCCTGCACCACCTAACGAGTCTTATGTAGGTGATGACGGAATTACACGAAAGTTCATACCTGCTCGATTGAACGACAACCCGTATTTGGCACAAGATGGCCGATACGAACAAATGCTAAAAAGCTTGCCGCCTACCCAGCGCAAACAGCTACTCGAAGGTAACTGGGAAATTGCAGAAGGCGCAGCGTTCACAGAATTTGATAGGCATTTGCATGTTGTCGAGCCGTTTGAAATCCCACTACACTGGGAGCGTGTAAAAGGCGTTGACTACGGCTACGCATCAGAATCAGCATGTATTTGGGCCGCAGTAGATCCTAGCGATGGAACGCTGATTGTTTATAGAGAATTATATAGAAAGGGTCTTTTAGCTACAGAGTTGTCAGAAATGTTGACAAATATGGAACTAAGTGATCCAGTTTCTGTCAGAGGCGTATTAGATACGGCATGTTGGTCGAGGACAGGAACTACAGGCCCGACAGTTGCAGAAACTTTAATACAAGGTGGACACAAACTCCGACCAGCAGATAAGAACCGTGTTGCGGGTAAAATACAGATACACGAACACCTAAAGCTCAGAGACTCTGGACGACCACGAATGCAAATATTCAACACTTGCCCAAACTTGATAAATGAGCTACAAGGTATTCCACTAGATAAAAACAACCCTGAAGATGTCGATACACACGCGCAAGACCACGCCTATGACGCTTTAAGATACCTTATCATGTCTAGGCCAAGAGTTAGTGACACATTTAGTCAAATTAGGTCTTTTCAGCGCGAACAACATTTTCAGCCATTCGATTCAACATTTGGTTATTAATATATGAGCAACGACATGTTAGACAATGCAGATGGTCTTTATTTCACAGAAGTGGAAAATGAAGACGGTCTTAATGTTGAGTTAAATGAAACTCTCAAATCAAATCTTGCGGGTCTAATCGAAGCTCGTTTTGAAAGCGCTGAACAAGCGCGTGATTATGATGAAGAGCGATGGATTAATGCTTATCATAATTTTCGTGGCGTATATCCAAAAGACATTCCTTTTCGTGAAAGTGAAAAGTCTAGAGTCTTTATTAAAATTACAAAGACTAAAGTATTAGCAGCATACGGCCAGTTAATTGATGTTATTTTTGGGACAGGTAAGTTTCCTATTGGCGTTAATCCTACTACTATTCCTGAAGGCGTTGCAGAATACATGCACCTTTCAAAACAAGCTACGCCCGGAATTGAAACAAGCGCAGCTACACCTACAAAAATTC